CGCCCAACGTCAATCTACACCACCATAGTAAGGACAAAGAATATAAAGGTAATTTTCATAACTTTTTACGCAAGCAAGAGGGGGGTGATCTGTGGTAATTTATTTAAAGCACGCGGTACACGGCACTAAGGTAGCTATCTGCGACGCAGAAGTAGAAGAAGATGCAAAATACGGATGGACGGTGTATACTCCAGGTACGCCTAAAGTCGCGGCTCCTGTAGAGGAAGTAATTAAACGCAAACGGAGCTAAGATGACAACAGCGGGAGATCAAATCAATGCAGCGCTACGCCTAATTGGGCAGCTAGCGGAGTCTGAACAGCCGTCAGTAGCTACAGCGCAAGATGCGTTAGCCGCTATGAATCAGATGCTTGACTCATGGAGTACCGAACGGTTAGCTGTATTCTCAACTCAAGATCAAGTATTTACATGGCCTGCTAGTACGCTATCTAGAACTCTAGGGCCTACCGGTGACTTCGTAGGCAACAGACCTATACTGCTAGATGACTCCACATACTTTAGAGATGCGTCTACGGGCGTGTCTTTTGGTATTAAAATAATCAATCAACAACAATATAACGGTATCGCCGTTAAGACTGTAACCAGCACTTATCCGCAGGTTATGTGGATTAACATGAATTATCCTAATATTGAGATGTATGTCTATCCAAAGCCTACAAGAGATTTAGAGTGGCACTTTGTTTCTGTAGACGTGCTAGATCAACCAGCTACGCTTGATACTGTGCTTTCATTCCCGCCAGGATACATGAGGGCGTTCAAGTATTGCCTAGCCTGCGAAATAGCAGCCGAGTTTGGCGTAGAGCCATCTCCGACTGTATCTCGTATAGCTATGACTTCTAAACGTACACTTAAACGTATAAATAACCCTGACGACATAATGAGCTTACCTTATTCAATAGTAGGTACACGTCAACGGTTCAATGTCTTTGCTGGGAACTATTAATTGAAAACGCCGATACTAGGCCAAAGCTATGTAGCTCGCAGCATTAACGCTGCGGATAACCGCATGGTCAACCTCTACCCAGAGGTAGTTACTGAGGGCGGTAAAGAAGCGGCGTATCTAAACAGAGCGCCAGGACTTAGCCTTCTAGCTACGGTAGGTACTGGCCCCATACGGGGCTTGTGGTCGTTCGGGTACTTTGCTTATGTAGCTAGCGGGACTGAGCTATACAGCGTAGATTCTAACTGGACAGCGCTTCTATTAGGTACTATAGAAGGCACGGGGCCAGTATCCATGTCGGATAACGGTACTCAGCTATTCATAGCTTGTAATCCGAAGGGTTACATCTACAACTCGTTTACTACAGCTTTCGCGCAGATTACAGACGCAGACTTTCAGGGTGCTGTGACTGTAGCCTTTCTAGACGGCTACTTTGTGTACAACCAGCCTAACTCACAGAAGATATGGATTACTAGCCTGTACGACGGTTCGTCTATAGATCCGTTGGCGTTTGCTAGTGCGGAAGGCTCGCCCGATGGTCTGATAGCTATAATAGTCGACCATAGAGAAGCATGGCTATTCGGTACTAACTCCGTAGAGGTGTGGTACGACGCAGGTCTACCTGACTTTCCGCTAACCCGTATTCAGGGTGCGTTTAACGAAATTGGATGCGCTGCTGCGTATTCAGTAGCTAAGCTAGACAACGGTGTGTTTTGGCTGGGTGCAGACGCTAGAGGTAGAGGCGTGGTGTATAGGTCACAAGGCTACAGCGGTGTACGTATCAGTACACACGCTATAGAATTTGCTATTCAAGGGTACGGAGTTATCTCGGACGCGATAGGTTATACCTATCAGCAAGAAGGTCATCCTTTCTACGTGCTAGTCTTTCCAACAGCTAACGCTACTTGGGTATACGATGCAGCTACCGGTGCATGGCATGAACGCGCAGGGTTTAGTAACGGTCAGTTTATTCGCCATAGGTCGAATTGCTACACTACCTTTAATAATACGTCTATCGTAGGCGACTACGAGAACGGTAAGATATACTCGTTAAGTTTAGACGTTTACGATGATGCAGGCTCTATACAGAAGTGGCTACGGTCATGGAGAGCGCTACCAGCAGGGCAGAACAACCTAAAGCGTACGGCTCAACATTCGCTACAACTAGACTGCGAAACAGGTACGTACTATGGTGTAACCGTTACTAGCGAGATTGACTTAATCACTGAGGACGGGTACTTTCTAATAACCGAGGACTCAGAATTTCTTATCGGCGAAGTATCAGAAACGGAAGTAGCTGCACCACAGGTTATGCTGCGGTGGTCAGACGACGCAGGGCATAACTGGTCGAATGAGCATTGGATCTCAATGGGTGCTTATGGCGAATACGGAACAAGGGCTATCTGGCGTAGGCTGGGTATGACTACAAAATTGCGGGATAGGGTGTATGAAGTATCAGGTACGGATGCTCTTAAAATAGCCATTATGGGCGCTGAGCTAGAGGTTACACCGACCAATGCTTAATATAACGACAATCCCCGCGTCAAGAGTGCCTATAGTTATGAACGACACTGATCTTATGTCACGCGAGTGGTACAGGTTCTTTGTGTATTTACTAAGTCAGGAAATAGCAGTATCGGCTACCGCACCAAGTAATCCGCAAGTTAATGCTTTATGGTATGATATAAGTTAAGGAGAAATAATGGCGGCATACGTCAAGTATCAAATAGGAACAGGAATACTAGCCACTACGGATCAGTCTGCAACCGATAGCTGGAAGATCATCCTGTCCAACACAGCCCCTAACGTAGCTACTAACACTACTGCTGCATCTGCGACAGAACTGGGTACTGCTGGAGGCTACACGGCGGGGGGCGTAACAGCTACAGTTACATCATCATCACAGACAGCAGGTGTGTATAAATTAGTCTTAGCTGCACCGGTAAGCCCTACATGGACTGCCTCTGGTGCTGGGTTCACATTCCGGTACGTAATCCTGTACAACCTAACTAATACTCAGTGTATTGGCTACTGGGACTACGGATCAGCAGTAGTGATGCTAGACACACAAATATTCACCCCAACGCTAGATGCTTCTGGCGGTACTTACACAATAACCTAATGGCTGATAATACACTACTCAATACAGGCACAGGTGGAGACACCATAGCCACAGATGACGTTACTACGCTCAATGGTAGCGCTTCATCTGGAGTTAAAGTTCAACGTCTCAAGACAGGCTTTGGCAGCGACGCTACATATAGGGATGTATCTGCGTCATATCCTTTACCAGTTACTCAGATGGCTACAAAGGTATTGACTTACGAGGGTAGAACGGCAACATTCCGTACGCCTGGTAGGGCTGGAACAACTGGGCAAAAGCTATTTAGTATTCACAACGCAACAGCCTCTACCGTTATTGTTGATGTCAACTCAGTATTTGTACAGACTACCTGTACAGTAGTCAAGGCTGTTACAGTTCTACCGCCTGCAATCAGGATATATCGTGTAACCGTGCTTCCTACTAACGGCACGGCTTGTGTTAAAACACCAAAGGATACTAGCTTAACCAGTTCTTCATCCTTGACTATTTTACAAGATGCTTCTGCTGATGGTACATCCTCCACTACTGCTTTGACTGCCACGCTAACTACTCAAATGGTGTTAGGGTGCTTTGGTGATCGAATGATTACTGCGGTTGGTACAGACTTGTTTACTAGGTATGCGTTTTTGAGTGGTACTGACGAATACATTACTTTACGCCCACTTGAAGGTATAGTTTTAACGCTGGACTACACATTGGCAACGCAAAACCCTATAACTGATATGTGGATAGCAACTTGTGATTGGATTGAATATACCGAGGTAACATAAGTGTTACTGCTGATAAGTGCCAACCTAAGAAGTGGAGGCGCGCCTACAGCGTATACGTTAACTTGTGCAGTAGGGGCTTACACCTACACAGGACAGGCAGCAACACTGACGGTAGACAAGAGTCTGATTTGTGCAGTAGGGGCTTACACCTACACAGGACAGGCAGCAACACTGACGGTAGACAAGAGTCTGATTTGTGCAGTAGGAGCGTACACCTACACCGGTCAGGCGGCTACCTTACAGG